GTAACCTTTCTAGCATTCATACCTTTAAAGAAAGTCTTAGGCATTGCATACCGTATACTTTTATCAGGCATAAACTGAGGGTTAATAGACTGTCGATCAATAATGTTAGCAATTCTACCTAACGTTGAAGAACCATTTGCTCTACTAAGAATATCTCTACAAGATATAAGCCACTGCACAATGTCTGTATCTTTAAGCTCTGCTTGTATAAGCTTAGTAGCTTCCGCAGCTGCTTTCTTAATAACACCTTGAACATATGCTTTAGTAGCGTCATTCCATATCACCTTCTCACGGGATGGAGTAACATCTACACCTTCTTGTAGTACTACATCTTTACCTGTCTCAGGATCTCTCATAACTTGGCGAGCAGGACATTTAAAGGCAATTGGGCCCCACAACGTCTCCATCTCCAACTCACGGAAATCAATAAAACCATAGTTAATACCAGTAGTAGCTTCACCGTTCTTAACAACCACAATGTGAGGTTTATTAAACACATAAGTATCAGCTACAATAAGGTTCTCAGAATTAAAAAGTACTTTAGCTTGAAAGTTCTTCTCTTGAATATCAACTCCTCCATTTTCAAAGTGGTCAATAACACTAAACTTAACATTGTCAAGATACAATAGCTGCTCTTCTACAGAATCCATAAACTTAGATCTGTTATGACGCTTAACACCAAACGAAATCTTAGTATAATTATGTGATTCTGTAGGCTCGTAGTAAACTACACTCCCATCAGACAAGGTATAACTAGGATTAATAGTTCCATTGTTGTTAAATTTAGGAGTTGTAAAATCTGTTTTATAGTTGTAGCAATTACACGTTATCTTTCTACCATTATGCACTGTCTCTAGAGTGTAGAAATCAACGCCCGTAGATAAAGGTACTTTAGCACCTAAACCAAATGCACCAAAATTCTCTGATGTATTACGCTTAGTTGAGTAACCTAATTCTAAAATACCTTCTAACCTACGACCGCCAATACCTACACCATGGTCCATAACGATGAATTTGTCGCAATATCCAACGCCAGGATGTTTTTCATAACTGATGTAAACTTGGGTTTCTTCTGTATTTAGATACTTTATGTCATAATAACTAGCATCAAAGTTACTGTCTTCATACTGATCACCGTTACGGGTAATGTAGTAATCTTCTGCCTTAGCGTTTCCTCTAAGGATCTCTACAGCAATCTCTTTCTCTCGTTGCGCATCACAAGCATTAGTTGTAAGCTCACGAACTGTAGAGGGAATAGGTGTAGAGTACTGTGTTGACTGTAGAATATCAAAGACCATCTTTTCAGCGCCTTTGTTAATCTTTTTAGCAACACCTTCTGCTCCTACGATCTCTTTGTCAATCGTTTTAATAGCCATTTAGGTTTTATTTAAATATTACACAATAAAAAAGCCGCTACTTGCGGCTTAATTCTTTAATTAGTTCTACTGTTTCAAGAACTTGTTTCTGATTCTTGGGGAGAAACAATTTATATTCCAACCCATTTTGCATGATATGCTGTTTAAACATCTTCCACTTAATAGGAAAGACATCATTAGCAAATCCTTTTACTTCAATAATCCATTTACCTTGAGGATCTACAAAGTCAGGAGTATATGTTATACTTCTAACTTTAGTAGTATTATCCACAAATTCTTTATGAGTGTTAGGCTCTACACATGTATGAGGAAAGTAAAACCCTTCAAGGAGTTCAAACTTTTTCTTCTCGTACAGTGCAGGTATCCCTGCATCTTCAAGTTTCTTATAAGTAAATAGTTCTAACTTTGATCTAAACTTTAGTCCTTTATAGACTGCTGCTGTAGCATTTCTGACTTTCTTATTCGCTTTTCTCCTTTTCATTGGCACTATATGTTTTTTCAGTTGATAACCTATCTCTGTAAAATTCCCCATCTAATTTCTTTATTTGTTCTAGTAATTCACATTCTTTTTGCTTTGCAGCTTCTCTACTTTTTAAATCGTGTGAAGTATTAGTCCCTAAGTTAGAAAAAATTGTGGCACATTCCTTAAGAATAGTATCTATTTTTTGCCGAGTTGTTGGATCTGTGTAATAAGGTGTTGTCATATTTGTATATCTATTAAAGTTTTAATCCCTTCAAATGAGAAGAATTCAGCTACGTAATCTGATAAATCCTTACAATGATAAGTATCAGGAATAACTATATTCGCAAAACAATATTTATCACTAATCTTCAATGCCATAGTTTGACCAGGGTTATTAGGATTAGTGAAATCGTTATCGTAAAATATAGCTATTTGTTTAAATCTACTTTTAAGTTCATCAATAAGTTTATCTTCAGGCATAATCATCTCACTCTGAAGAGCGATAGCTGATATACCCATTTCATATAAACACATTATATCCTTAAGAGAAGATGTAAGAATAAGCAGATCTCCTGTATCTGGGAGCTGTTTGTAACCTTGCACATGTTTGTTAGTAGTGTTACTAATCCATTTTCTCTCATCATAAGGAGAGTAGATTTTGTATTTCTTACCAATTTTATATGCATAAGTCGTAATGTTACAGCTGAATCTACTCTCATTAATCCAATAATGAGAAATAGGAGAGACTTCAAATTTAAGTAAAGTTTGTTTAGTAATCAAATATCTTTCCCAAAATAACTGATCTGATTTACCCCAAGGCCTTGCCTTCTTTCTAATGATAGTTAGCTTCTGAGCTACAGGCTTCTTATTAGTAATAATAGCCATATACCCCATAGTGAATAACTTACCAGATTCTTTAGAAGTTAATCCAAGGTTAAAATCAGTATCAATTATAGTTAAAGCTTCTATGAAATTACAAGAATACTTATACTTAACATAGTTAAAGCAGTCAAATGTATGATTAGGATGACCAAAGTCTTTGTATAATAATTTTCCTTTCCAGAGGATAATACTTACACTAGGACTTTGGTCTTTCCTTAAATCACTACAAAACTTCTTACTAAGTTCTATGAAATTTGGGCAGTAGTATTTGAATATATCATACTCACTAATCTTAGAGAGTATTACATCTGTATGAAGATGGTCTTCACTTTTCCTGCTCTTTATCATAGCTTTGTATTATACCCAGGTATCGCTTTCAGCGACTGTCTCTTCGTCCGGAGTTACAACTGCTAGCTGAGGTGTAAATGTTCCCCATTGCAGATCAGCATTAAACTCTGCGTTGAAAGAAGAGTATTCATCGTTAAGCGCTCTAACAAAGAAGTCATCTCTTTGAGGCTTAACTCTACCAAAACATTTTAGATATACATTTTGGTATTTACCATCTTTAACACCTACAAGTAATCTAACTTGGTTTTCTGCTAATAGGCCAACTAGTGCTTTAAGCTCTGTAGTATCACCTTTAACTATCTTGTCCATAGTGTCAAGTGTTACCTCATCTCCATAAGCTACGTTAGCCCATGATTTAATAAAGTTAATTAAGGTTTCTTCACCTGTATAAACTTTACGAGAAGTATCTGTGTTCTTCCACCAGTCATATGTAGGAGTACCCTCTGACCAAGTAGACTGTCCAATGTTATTCATCCATTGGTTTTTACCTGACTGAGAAACTCTTTCTTTATTCTGCATAAGAATCTCCATACGAGTAGTTAAATCTTCATTCTTAACCCAGAATGTTAATTTAAAATACTCTTCACCGCTAAACTCTACATAATAGTTAGGTTCAGCTTTTACATTAATTCCTAAAGTGTGCAATTCTGCCATTGTAGGATTAATTGCAACTATATTAAAGTTGCTAAGGCCAGAGTATAATTTAATACCTCCACCTGTTACTTCTTGTTCACTCGAATTACTTTGAATAGCCATTCTTCTTAATTTTAAAGGTTAAAGTTAGTGTCGTCAGCTTGAGTGCTTTGCTCCCAAGCTTGACCTTCCATTTGATTTATTTGATCGTCTGTAAATCCAGCTTCTGTAGGAGCACTGTGATCAATAGCATCTTGAGATCTTAAATCTGCACGATTATGAAAATCTTCATGTGCAGGGATACTAGTTTGATTAGGATCTACAGTTTCTGTAACATCATCTACAAAGTTGAAAGACATCTTTCTTACTTTGCGTGCTTTTCTACCCTTAAGAACAGGGTGTTTAAACATTTGAGATACTTCCCAGTTCTCTAAACCATACTTTTCTTTGATGCCAGGACGATCAATTCCATTCTCTAGATCTTCTATAATCATAGAAGTTGTAATTGTTTCTGGTGTAGTTGCTTTTGGAGTTTGGTTTTCTCCATTAGTTCTTGCTTCAATCATTTTTTTAAATTTAAAGCGGTTAATCAATAAAAATCTTTGACCAGTCTAAGGGCATGGTCTTCCCTTTTAAATGATCGCATCTGCTACCTGCAGTAATATCATCCATAGAGTCAAATGAAATCATAGTCTTTTCATCTTCTCTATATAAATACCCTACTGCGTCAGCATTTGCGCACGTAATTTGCTTGATTTTACCAGTAAGATCTAGGTCCTTCACGGCTACTTCTTTACCTTTCTTCTCAAGCATTTTATCCTTTAGGTGTCCAACTAGAATAATGTGGTCAGCTAGAGTGTTCAGTCTGTCTATCCATTTTTTGTATGCTATCCTTAAGTATAGGTAGCCTGCGCCGTTTGGCAATGATAAGACTGAAGCTCCAGGATTCTTTTGTTCAAAGTTTTTACCCATAGGAGTTTGCATATATAATACCTTAGCATCAGCTTCACACCATTCCTCTAATTTAGAGATAGTATCAATTGCTACATATTTATATGGCTTTTTAGCTTCATGAATTGCTTTACCCGCTTCTCCGAGTTCTTTAAGATTGTTCACTTTAACTTTAAGTGCGTCAACCATGTCAGATCCATCTTCCAAGTCAATAATTAAACAATCATCAAGCTGAGATAATACAGTAGTTTTACCAATTTTTGGTGCACCATATATTATCATATTTTTAGGCGATTTTCTAGATGCCTTTACTTTAGTTTTTGGTAGTTCCATTACTTTCTTTCTTTAATAGTAAATGTGCTCATGTCTGCTTCGTATCCAATCATACCAAGCAAACCATCACGATTCTTTTCTAAGTGGCAGGCTAATAAGCCTTTAGGGTTTTCTCCACAATAAGTATCCGTAATATTATATAAGTCATAGGGCCTATTTAATATCATAACAACATGTGCGTCCTGACCAATACTATCACCACCAAACAAATCTGTTAGCAGTGGTTGATATTGATTTTTAGCACGATGCTCTTGTTCTATATTACGATTCAGTTGAGATAATAAAATATTAATAACTCCAAATTCTGACTGCATAAGCATACATCCTTTAGAGATAGTATTTAATTTTTTAAGTTCTGTTTCTTCGTTTCCACGAATTAAACGTGAGTGGTCAAATAAATTAATTACAACTGTGTCTGGATCTTTTTCGTAAAGAGATCTGTTAGTATTTTCAATGTACTCCATAGTTCTAGGAATATTATTGAAATAAATAGGGTATTTCCCGTACTTCTGCACTTTAGCAGCATAGACTCTAAAGTCTACATCTGATAAAGGAGAGTCTACAGAAAGTAATTGTCCTATTTCTTTTCTAACATCTTTTGACGCTGAACGCATCACTTGTTGGTAACCTGGCATTTCAAATGTCCAATATAATACTATAAGTTTCTTATTCTTATTAGTATCTAGAACATCAAAAATAAGCTGATTACTAAATGCTGATTTACCTACACCAGGCCTTCCAGCAATAACGTACAATTTACTTCTTTGTAATCCACCTAGCAGATTTCTGTTTAGTCTAGACCAAGACGTAGGGAACACCTCACGGTTTCCAAGCTTAGCTTCTTTAACAATTGCAATAGACTGCTTTACAGCTTTGTCTATCTTTTGAAATCCTCTAGATTTAAATACATCAAAGTTTTCTTGTAGTTCGTTCTCCTGAGTTTTCTTTTCCATTGTCTTCTATGTCTACATACTTTTCCCAAGTATGATTATTAATCCAAACTTCTAAATTTTGTAAATACTCTAATCTATCACGATCAATTTTTAACTGCACATCTAGCAGCTTCATAATACGATCATGTGTAAATTTCTTATTACCTACAACTCTTCTATACTTATCTTTAGCCTTTTTATTAGCTTTAGCGTTAGGGTCAGAAGCATGTAAGACTCTTATACCTGTAGAAGTTCTAACCTTCATAGGATACTTAAGAAGTAAAGAGTTAAACATTTGGTCAAAATCACTAGAGAACAAGTTTATAAACTTTTGCCTAACGGCGTGTTCTTCTAGCGTTTTTCCCAATTTTACAAAACCTTTAGTTTGCAAATCCTCCCAATTAGGAGATAGAGATAGTTTAGACAAGATTTTAAAACCTTTTCTATAAACTGCGTAAAGAGCTAAATAATCATCAGCACTTATTTTATTTGCAATTAATAAATCTATGTCTATTTCAATTTGCATAAATATATCTGGTTAATGCCAGACTACATTTTTAAGGTTATACACACTGTTTTTTAGCCATTTTTCTTCTTGACTATCTTTTACGTAAAGAATATAGATTTGTCCAACCTTATCCTCTTGAAATCTAATAAGTCTACCAACACGTTGAATCATTGATAGTGATTTACTAGTTAAACCGCAGACTACTCCTATACCTGCGTCAGGTACATCGAATCCTTGGTTTAGCGCTTTAGTACTACAAAGTACAGGGGTAGTACCATCCTTGAATCCTTCAAGTGCTTGTTTCTTTTGCTTCTTAGTCTTTCCACTATGATATACAGTAGAAAGAGGTTCAGTAGCTTCTGCTAGTTCATCAGTAAAAGCATTAGCTCCTCCAAATACAAGTATCTTTTCTCCTACATTGTCTACTACAATTCTTTGCAGTGCATGTAATTTCTCACTTGCAAAATCTACAATCTTTTTCCTAGATCGTATGCATGCATAGAATTGAGCAGCTGCTTGTTTCATCTCAGGAGCTGAAGACTTATCTGCAAGTACTCTCTTAGCTTCATTAAAAGCGTCAAAGTTTCCTAACTGATATTTCCAGTAAACAAATTTATTGTTAACTTTCTTATAATCAGCCTGTTCAGTACTTGTAAGTTTAACAGGGATACAATGAATCTCGTAAGGAGAAACAAGACCTAAAGATACACATTTATCTAAAGAAATACTATAATTTACAGGTGCAATTTGCTCTAACAGAGTACAATACTCTTGCTCTTCAGGCAACGTTGCAGTCATACATAGTAGATGCTGATAACTGTTATGTTCAAAGAATTTTCTATACTGTGGAGATAGTCCAAGATGTACTTCATCACACACTACAATATTGTAATGTTTATGTTCAAATTTGTAGGCACTTTGATAACAAAGTATCTCTACATCTTTTAAGTACATTTCTTTATCCCACTTTACAAACTCCTCTCTAAACTGGTCTTGTAACTGCGTAGTTGGTACGAGTATAAGAGCTTTAGGAGAATCTCCTTCCCAATTAGCATAAACTTCATCTAAAACATGGCATACTGCAAGTACTCCACATCTAGACTTACCAAAGCCGGTACCTGCGATAATACTACCACAGTACCCAGCTTTAGCCCAAGCATTTAAAGCTTTACTTTGTTCTTTGCCTTTAACTTCATGCATTACACTGACACTTTCCATAGGTTCACTGTTCTGTTAGTTTCTTTATCTACAAAGTCACCTGCATATCTTATTAATCCTTTTTGGCGTAACTCTGATACTCTGCCTGTAACACGATTAATATCCCAGCCAAGTGCTTTAGCAATCATACGATTAGTACCCATGCCTAGCTCACCTTTAAGTATTTGTAATACTTGTAACTGTCTTAATGTTATTTCATTGTCTATAAATAGTTTTTTATAAGACTCTGTTGATTTCTGGTTCATAGTTAATCATTTAAAAATTCTACATGTTCCATAGTGTGTTTATATACAAAATCACTATCGTTATTAACAACTTCTAATTCATCGTCTGTTAGTTCTCTATCAAACCAAACAGCGTTAGCCACAAAAGCGTCGCAATAATCAGGATGATCTTTAGTATCTATTCCTTCTATTTCGACGCTTGTAAGATCTTTTAAATCTTCAGAGGTAAACTCTGGTTCTACATCCTTCTGATTAGCAGGATGGTGTGGGAGGTCTTCCCACCAATCCTTACTCATTAGCTTGCGCTTTTAAAGTATCATCAATAGCCTTTGATATTTCAAGCTTTGTAACTTTATCTATCAAAGATTCACTAACTTTAGTTAAAGCAGCTATTGTTACAGTTTGCTGCTCTATAATACCAGTTAATAATTTTAAGTTCTCATTAAATTGTTGATTCAATACTGTTTGCTCTTTAGTCATTTGTTTTCTTTTTTACAGGTTTCTTTTTCTTTTTCTTAAAACGGGTAGGCTTACCTTCATGCGGTGTTTTAACTTTAGTAGTCTTTGCACGACTTTTAGACTTTTTCCTCGGCTGGCTGACTCGCAAATGAGTTTCTGAATTATTCCTTTCATCTTTCTTTTGTTGTTTATACTGATTTAACATCTCCCACGCTGTAATAATCACTAAAACAGCGATAATAATTAAAAATCCTTCCATTTTCTTTATGTTTTAATAATGTTAGGTTAATACTCTTTGAATTACTCTTTGGTATATTTACTCTATGAATAAATTCACAAAGTTTACATACGCATTTATAATGATAGTAGTTTATACTATTGCTCTTTTAGCTTAGGCTTCTTC